CGAGCGGCAACGATCACCATCGGAGTTTCCGAATAGGTGAATTTCTTTGTTTTTACCTCCGTGGGAGGCTGTGAATAGTTTTTAAATGGGTTTTTCATAACCTCCTTGTGTTAGTCGTTGTGTCTAATGTTCGGTATTGCATCATTCTACTAATTATTAACTCTGTAATTGCGTACACCATCGCATCAACCCTATCAGGGCTGCTCCCTGTAAGTGGGTTAAATGTCACCATCTGCCATTCAAGTTGCGGCAGGTTTCCTACGTGCCATATTTTGCCCTGTTCATATAGTGAGTACACGGGTTCTGCTCTCACGTCCTTTCCTTTGCTGGCTGTGAGTAACTTTATTCTTATCAGCGAATCAAACTGGCGGAGGTTGCTCTCCACAAGGTCACCTCCTTGGTTCTTTTCAGCGACAATACAATCAGCTCCGTATTTTCTTGCTGCGTTTATTGCGACTATCGCCCATTCTTTAGGTGAATATCTACCGCTTAGGTCATCAATTATGTACCCATGTCCGTTCAATTCGCCTGCCACAATGATAGCCGTTTCGTCTGACGTTGCTGTTTTGCTTACTGCCGGATCTATCGACACGACAACACGCCTAAATTGCGGCTTTTCGCTTACACGTTGCCTTTCAATAATGCCCTCATCCCAGAATATACCCATGTCCGTTGATAGTTCAGGACTTTGTTGATACAATGAGTTGAACGTGATGGGTGATTGTTGCCGTATTTTCTCAAGTCGCTCAAGGCTGTGGCGTTCTTCCCATAGTGCTTCGCCTATATTTCGAGGGTCATAATCACAATCATGCTCTTTTATGCCCTCAAATGTAATGACCTCCCAATCTTTATCTCTTGCTAATAACCTACCTGCCAAATCTTCTTTGTGCCATCTGGTTTGGATAAGCAGTTGTTGGCTGTCATTGTGTAACCTCGTTTCAAAGACATCCTCATACCATGACCACAACCCATCTCTAACGGTCTTTGATATTGCCTCAGCACGGTCTTTAATCGGGTCATCTATGATGCCAACATCTACCGTTGTGCCTGTCAATGCCCCGCCTCGTCCTACCGTTTTTATAAACCCTGACCGCCCTACAAATTCAAATATTTCGCTGTTGCGAAGGCTATTTCCTGCGACTGTAACCACGTTCGAGGCATTTAACCTCGTGTCTGTAAACACATCTATAAATTCTTCTGTGTCAATTACACGCTGTATATCTCTATTGAACCTCATTGCAAGTGTCGCATTATATGAAGCTACTACCATCTTTCTATCTGGGTTAATCCCTGCAAGGTAGGCTGGGAAGAGGCGTGTAGTAAGCTCTGATTTGCCGTGTTGTGGCGGCACAAATACCATCAGTTTCTTTATCTCACCACGTGCGAAAGCGTTTAATTTGTCACAGATATAACGATGAAACCACTGCATTGAGTAGGATGGTCGCATTTCAAGAACGAACTCGGCAAAATCTCGCCTAATATGTTCCCGCTTTACGCTGTAATTCAGCAATGATTTTGATTTCGTCATCTGTTAACTTACTAAAATCTGGTTCTTTTGTTATTTTATCGCCTTTGGTGGTGTGGTCGATAGATTGAGAAGGCTGCCCCCAATCATATGACAACAATAATTTAGCCGCGGCAAGTCTATCGCTGTCTTTTTCAGCATTTTTCATAATGTCAACGACAATCTGAACGGCATTATCAATATACGGTGAGGTATAGTCCCTTATACGTTTTTCATCCGCTTTAGGTTTTCTCCCAGCTCCTTCTCTTTTTCCACCTCTTGGCATATTGATTTTGTATTGATTATTCTTACTTAGTCTAAATAAGCACAAAGATACAACCAAAATCTCATCTTGTCAATAGGTAAACTTAAATTGTTTATTATCTCTAATTTTGTATGTATAGCTAAAAATAGCCTTATCATTTTTCAGAACGGTAACGTCAAATGGCTGGTCTATCGCTATGCCTGTTATCACTACCTCAGTGCCCGGGGCGTAATCAATCACATGGGAAGAGAAGCCCGACACGTCATAAACATCACTTCCTATCCCTGCCGCTTCTACCATCACCATTCCAGATTCCCCGACGGTGTTTAGTCTGTAAGTATTCTGCATTTCATTTGATTTTGTGCAGCCGAGCATTACCACTGCTGTAAAGGCTGCTAAGATTAGTTTTTTCATTGTTCTAAGTATTTAATAAAATCATCAATAGTTTTAATTATCAAATAAACTTCACCATTTGCTTCCGCCCTCTGTTGCTCTGCTTTCTGTGCTTCTGACTGTCTGTCTGTGCCTACCTTTACCTCGAAGTTAATCATCCTGCCACGGTGGAAGCATTTAACATCAGCCCTACCAACCTGTACCCGTTCATCTTTTACAAACGTTCGGCTTCCTATTGTCCTCACTTTCCCTGTTACATCTGTTACAGTTTTTCTCATGTCAATTGAGCGGCCTTTGTCAGGTGCTTTGATAGGGTCACAGCCTTCATATCTTAGCACTTTGATAATGACATTCTCGATAAACTTGGAGAAGTACTCCCGGCTGTTGTTGTTTTTGTA